TTTTTTTTTTTTTGCGATTGAAATATGTACTGGCCATAACACGCTGCTTTGAAAGCGTAGAGCGCCCACTATACACTGCCAAGAAGGCAGAGAACCCAAGAGCCTACCATCCTTCGTCGTCGCCGCCTCCAACACCACTAACATCTCCGATTTCAGTAAACGCCGCCTTCATCGAGCTGGGAAGCTCGTCGTCGAGGTTGTTATCCTTAGTCGTCTTGTCGCGGTACTGGTGAACGTCTTCGTCGTCAGGGTCGACCTCTTCGTCCTCATCGTCCTCCCTGGCCTTTCCAGCCGCCTTGAATGAAGCCTCTACTTCGGCCTCATGTTCAGCATCTTCTTCTTCAGTCGCATCAGCCCAGCTGGTCTCAGCCGACGCTATAGCGTCCGCGGATGTTTTACCACCCTTGGACTCATGAGCCTCGTCTCTACCTGCTAAGCGTTGCGCTTGTTGTTGAACATGCTTGGCTGCGAGTGCTGCAGCCTTTTCTTTGTCCTCTATTCTGGTCCTCGCGTTGCCTTGTCCAGCTTTACGTGGGTTGACTTCATTATGCACTCGCACCTGTGGATCCATCACAGCAGTAGCCTCCTCAAACATCTCATCTAGCTCGGAGAAATCGAATTCAACGACCTTTTTGAGGTTCTTGGGGACAGCCGCCGCTGCAGCAGCTCCAACAGGCGCAACCACTTGATCTTCCAATAAAGGAGGAACATGTGTTGCATACTTCATCGCCCACATTTGCTTAGACATGGTCGCCATATCCAGCATGCACTCGTAGCTTGGGAGCTGGTGGAACAACTTTGCCTCGCCCAAAACTCCCGCAATTAGAGCGGTATCCTCATTGTCAGCATCACACTCAGTAATGCCAGGAAGCTCAATCCCTAATTTCTCCAATTTCTCAGCTTTGCGCGCATCAGTGTAGGCTGGAGCCAACACGTTGCGCAACTTTTTGTCAGTCCACCCGCCAGACAAGTACACTCCAAGAATCCTGTCCGCCAGATGGTCGGTAGGTTTCGCGAAATGTCCAGGGTTGACGAGTGAAGCACCAAATTTGTGAGGAATAGGAGTCACCATGACTGGGCGCCCTTGCATCATCTGAAGCGTGTTACCAAGAAAGGGTAACGGCACTCCACTCTTCTCGATCTCCGCCATAGTGGTAACCAAACCAGGCCCGCCTGCAGAGAACAGGTTAGCGTGGGTCAACACCCGATTAGTCTCGAATCCCTTGAACTTATAGCCGTATGTCTCATACAATCTCTCAAGAATATCACCAAACATCTTAGGAACAGATGACAACGCGATGTTTGATTTTCGCGTGGTCACCATTTCATAGATGGTTGTTTGCATTCTTGCGGAATTGAACAAGTTTCCGACCGTCGTCCCAGGGACTCCAGAGAACCAGGAGTTTGACAGTTTGACAATGAATGGTCCGCCCACGTGCACATCCTTGTTGAACCCCACCTTCAACGTGAGTAAATACGCTCTCTTCAGGCTCTCATGAAGCTTAGAGAAATTAGCGCAAAACCACGCATAATGATGAGGCACACAGTCAGCACGCGTGCTCATATCCATCGCCACTACATCAGGGGTCAAGATCACAATCTCACCGGTTGAGAGGAAGAACGCCCACATCTGATCATCCCCATAGGATATACCAGCGAAGTAGCATCCTCGCACAGCTGGGTCAAATTTCACATGTCCAACTAGACTTTTGTCAATCTTTTCTTGATCCGGAGAGGACCAGGGAGAGTCTGACGAAGACGAGCTAGACGAACTAG